CAGTCCGGCGCCGCCTACAACGGAGCCGATGGCGCCGTCCGCATCATCTGGGGCGCAGGCCGCGCTTTCCCATCGACTAACACCGCTGACGTTTGAGTGTGTCCGTGTGCATCGCTAAACTGGTCAAGTAACCATTGCTGCCATGATTGAAATCATTGCCGCAGTGGCCGGCGCGTCTATTTCCGTTGCGGCGATGGGAGCAATGGGCTTCAGTCGCAAGTCAGACGAAGCCCGCGATGCTGTGATCCGCCTTACCAGTGCAGTGGAACACATCGCCTCCCAACTGGAGGTGCTCCACACGGACATCAAAGAAGACCGCAAAGAGACGTTCGGCCGGCTAAGCCACGTCGAACAACGCGTCACCAAACTAGAAGCCAAGTCTTAATGAGCGTCGTCCACTCCACCGATTTTGGTAAGGGCTTCCGCCTGGAACAGCTCGAAAATGAGCGCGGCGAGATCTACTACCGCGCCTGTAATGGCAGTACCTGCCGATACGCAGAGGACGAATACATCGCCCGCATGTACTTGGAAGGCATGGGCTGGAACCCTATAGAAAACCTTCCGTTATCCAGCTGACAATCGCGTCTTCGCGGTGGGGCTCCCAGAAAGGCTGGTTCCTGTACCACTCCAGCCAATCTTGCGCTGACTTGGAGATGTTGCAACCGAAGCAGCAAGCGATCAGATTCCGCTCGTGCGTGTGCCCTCCTCGAATCTTGGGATGTACGTGATCCAGTGTTGCAGACCGCCCCAAGTCAGTATCACAGTAAGCGCACCTGTTCCGCCAATGCTTAAGAATTGATTGTCTGAATCGGGCTTTTGCCTGCTTTTTGTTTAAGTATTCGCCATCCTCGATGCGATGGTCCATACCCGGCAGTGGCTCCCCAAAATGTAGCGGTAGAAACCTTGTGCTGCCCTGGTGTTCTTTTCTAGTACAGCTACACTTTGGGCAGAATCCCCCCTCTCATGGATCCAACCACCGTTGCTGTCGTTGCCATCCTCGTTGCCGCCGGCTCCGAAGTCATCGCACTTCTACCCATCAAGGAAAACGCTTGGGTGCAACTGATCGTCAAAGCACTGAAGGTCGTCTTCCCAAAAAAGCTTGGTTGATCCGCTTCGGCGACAAGGACTGGCGCGATCACCTGCGGCAGTGGGCACAGAGCTACAAGTTCCATGCCACGCTTCCCGCAAAACTAAACCGCGCCGAAGCCGACTGGCACGCAACCCAACCCGCCGATCCGCATCCTGTAATCGTGCGGCACAAAATCGACAATGAACTCCAAACCGGCGAAAGCCGCCTCCTGGGTGGCGCCATGACCATCCACTCCCCTTGGTCCGATGCCCAGCAACAAGATCCGCCTGATTGATCTGTTCCGCTTCTACAAAGGGTTGCCCCATCAGATGGCGGCAATCACTGAGCTGGAGCAGGCGATCAACAAGGCCAATCCCCATATTCTGGGCCGCGACCAAGGCTGGTTTAAAACCTGGTCCGTTGCAGGTAAACAAACTAACTATTCCAACAGCTGGGAAGGCATCCTCGAAGCGGCCCGTGTCGCTGGCGCCAAGTTTCCCGAACTCGTATCTGCCCAGTGGGCACTGGAATCCGGCTACGGCAAATTCGTTTCCGGCCGCAACAATTTCTTCGGCCTCAAAGGCGAAGGCAGCGACAAGAAAACACAAGAATTTATTAACAACCAGTGGATCACAATCACCGACAGCTTCATCGACTTCCCCGATCTGCTGTCCTGTGTGATGTACCTCGTAGACCACTGGTACAAAAACTATAAGAACTACAAAGGCTGCAACAACGCTGCAACCCGCGAAGAAGCAGCCAAATGGCTACATAAAGAGGGTTACGCCACCGACCCCAACTATCCCGGCAAGCTGATCGAGCTGATGAATCAACACTCGGGCACCCATCCTGTTATCAAGCCCGAAAAGAAACTCCTCAAAGTTGCGTACGAATACCAGCTGGGACCTGACGACGGAGCCCACGGCTGGCGCCAATGCTTTAGCTCCAGCTGTGCGATGGTCGCCCGCTACTACGGAAAAATCTCAGGGGATTACGAGTACAACAAACTTCGCGCCCGCTTCGGTGACACCACCGACCCCAAAGCCCAAATCGCTGCCCTCAAAGCATTGGGACTAAGCGCCAGCTTTGAGATGGACGGCACAGTCGAAGACCTGGAAAACGAAATCAGCAACGGCCGCCCCGTACCAGTCGGCTGGCTCCACAAAGGCCCCGCCTCCAAACCCTCCGGCACCGGCCACTGGAGCGTCGTCATCGGCTACACCCCCACCCACATCATCCACAACGATCCGTTCGGGGAGGCAAACCTTGCTGCTGGCGGCTACGTCAGTAACAAGGGGGGCGCGGGAATCGCGTACTCCCGCAAAAACTGGCTGCCTCGCTGGCTCATCGAAGGCAACGACACCGGCTGGTTTATGAAAATCCGCCCCAGGTGACTATGCGCCCCATCGAACACAGCACCGAGTCCCAGTTCCACAAAGCCGCCCAAGACAAATGGCTGGTGGAGCTTTTCAACAAACAGGACTATCGCGGTCTCCTCGAAGCCGCCCTTGTCCTCAACACTCTCCACCAGCTGGAACGCACAAAATCGGCCTGGGCCATCCGCGAAGCCGCAGACAACCTGGCCGATCAATTTGGACTGGACCGCGACTCCGCCTAAACAGCGGTGAACTTCTGGTACAGCCCGGTGTAGGTGTGATGGTACGGATGCTCGGGAGTATCCCGCCCGTCCCAGCTGTACAACTTGTCGAGCAGGTCCGCACGACTCTGGTCAACGATCACCCGCCCCCAGTTGTGGTGAGCCCACTCGGGCACATCAGTTTTGTTCACGTTTGTCCTCCACGAGTTTGAGTCTGCGCCGTGCCGATTCCTTCGGCCCGTTCTTGGAGCGCACCAGCCTAGGCTTTTTCGGCGTCGTCTCGGGCACCTCCACCTTGCAGTTTGGGTAACGATTCGTGGCAAACGTAATCGCCTGCTTCAACGATTCCGCCCGCACCAAATCCCGCATGGCACCCTGCCCAGGCAACCAGATTTTCAACTCAAACAGCATCGCCTTCTCCGAGCTGGTACGCGAGCGACCTTCACCGAGCCTCAGTTCGGGATCCAACTGATTCTGGAACGGAACTACTTCCATGATTTGGGGTATGCAGGTTCGTCAACGCTATGAACACAAGCAAAGCTGTTGAAAGACTCAGCAACAGCTCGCGCCGCAGCGACAGCCCGCTCGTATGTGACCCACGAGGATGCATCCTCCTTGGATGCGGTGAGACCGATTCCTTTACCAGGTCCATAAACCGCCGTAACCCAGCGATCCTCGACCATGACGACATAGCGCGTCATTGCTCTTAAGTGACTACTGTGTAAGCTTACAACCAGCCCCTAGCCTGCAGCGGTATGTATCGAAACACAACTGCGTCTCATGCGTCAGTTTCTGACACTTTGCCTTTTCGCCTGGAACGCATTCTTCCCTGCACCCGCCGCTGCACCGATTCTTCCCACAGCTTCAAATCCTCCTGCTCTGCCTTGGCGTAATCCTCCGAGCGCATAGCAAGTCCGGCGTACACCAGCTCCCTAAGGTACGCAGTCACTTTCTTGGATTCCTTTTGCGCAAGTTTTTCCGCCAACCTGTACCGGCTGGGATCCAGCAGAAGCTGGCAGTAAAACTTGTTCCCGTGGTTGAGCGGCATAGTAAACGTCTCCTCTGCTACACAGTAGCATACTGCGACACATTAGACCCGCCACCGCACATCCTCATCCACCGCCTTCCGCCAAGAGTTCGCCTGCCCCAGTCGCGCCCTTGTCCTCTGCTGCTTGGAGCCCTTCCGCACCCCCCGCGCAAACTCCAAGAATGCAGCCATTCTGTGCAAATCGCTCGTTTTGGCCGCACGAATCTCCCTCATCAACCACTCCATCACTAACTCACGACCAGTACGGGCGCGACTCATGCGTCTAACTCTGAGACTCGCATGATCGACTGCGGCTGGTGCTCAGGACAAAGCTCCAGAGCCTTCATCCTCGCGGAGAAAGCATCTGGAGCAACAATGAACAGATCGTGCGTACCACCGTGACGCGGGTGCATCCGCACGCGATACTCAAATTCCTCCACGACCTGCTCAACGGTCATTTGGCTTGGTCCCAGCTATCCCCGACCTTAGCCTCAGCAAGCGGCGGAATATCCCCCAACCACTTCGCCTCACACTCTTCCATCACGGTTTGCAGCTGGAGCGCCCAGGTTTCAGCGTGTTCTTCTGCGACGAGCAGGATGATCTCGTCATGCACCACGCCGGCCAAACGCACCACGTCCTCCCCGCCTGCTCTAAGGAGCGGCCACAACTTGCCAAGCGTAAGTTTGAGGACTGCTGCACCTGCCCCCTGAATTGGTGTATTACAGCGCGTGGTGAGTTTGTTGTTCTCGCCCGGTAAAAACCTCCGCAAGCCCGAGATGCGTATGCGGATAGATGGATTGTCCTTAGCCGCATCAGCAGCTGCAGCATTTTTGCGCTGCCATGCGGAGATGCCTTTATATGCAGCATGGAACTTTTCCTTGACCTCCGCAGCCTGATCAAGATCCATCTGGATGCCCATTGTCGCCGCATAGTTTCTGAGCCCTTTCGCACCAGATCCATAGAGCAAGCCGAAGTTGGCTGACTTGCTGACCTGGCGCTGCTCCTTCGTAACCTCATCCTCCGCAACCCCGTAAATCTGCGTCGCCGTAATCGTATGCAGGTCTTTCCCCTGCTGGAACACCTCAGTCATAAGAGAATCCTCAGCTTCCGCCGCCGCAAGCCTCAACTCCATCTGCCCATAGTCCGCCACCACAAGCTTGTACCCCTCTGGCGCCTGCACACAAGCCCTAAACCGCTGATCCCTGGGAACCTGCTGGAGATTGGGGCCCATACAACTCATACGTCCCGTATCAGCCCCCATCTGCATATAGCTGGCACGAATAAAACCATCACTCGCCCAGTTCTTTAACAGTGTCTCCGCCATTTGCCGCCTTTTCTCTACACGCTTCCACCGCAAATAATCAGCAATAACTTTGTGATCACCCACATACTCTTGGAGCGCAAGCTTACTCGCACTCGGCTTACCGTTCTTAGCGTCCATCGGCGGTTCACCCAGCAACGCCGTAAATTTCTTCAGCAATTGAGCGGGGCTGTTGAGATTAAAAACATTGGGATCAGGCTTCTTACCTTTCGCCCCAGGTTTTGTCTGGTACAGCAACTTCCCATCAAGCCCCCTGCACAGCTTGTGACCTTCCGGCAATGCAGCGTCAAAGTCCTCAATAAACTTCTCACCCACCTCATAATGCTCAATATCCAAATCTTCGATCAATTTCTCCAGGGCCCGCTTGTTGAACGGCAGCCCCGTTCTCCACAGCTGCGCCATCGACTGGAGCGCACTGCACTCCAAGTACCACGCAGAAAACAGCCTGCCCATCGCCATCCGCTGCTGAACCTGCTCGTACAGCTCCAGCAACACCAGTACATCCTTAGCCGCATACTCCAGCTGGCTCTCAGTCAAATCCTCCGACCAGTCACTCTTTTGCTCCTCCTTTGAGATCTCCTGCTTTAGATAACGCTTCACCAGATGCTGGAGCCCGTGCTTCACGTTGGGCATCCCGTTGGTCAAGATCCGACTTGCCAGCATGGTGCAAAGCACTCGTCCCTCGGGATAAATCTCGTGCTCCTGCAGCCAACCCAAATCAAAAACAGCATTGTGCGCCACCCATGTGCGCTCCACGCTGAAAAACTCCTCAACCTCAATCCAGTCGTTGTCATCCAACAAAAAGCAGTCGAGCACCACAGGCAACTTGCCTGGAGCACCCAACTGCAGTAACCGCATCCCGCCCATCTTTGGCTGGAGCTGCGTCGTCTCACAATCAAACGCAACCAACGTCGCATCGTCGAGCGTGTGGAGGTGCTCGATCCCTTGGAGGAAGTCCACGCCTGGTAGGGCAACTTGTACCCTACTACTCTAGCAGGCTGTCAACCTCCCGCGCCGAGCACAGCACCGCCGCCGCGAGTGTCCCACCCTCGGGAAGCCCTAGCAAACACCGCCTTCCCCAATGTATGCAGTTTCTGCATGGCCCCCCATCTGCTTGGGGCTTGTAACTCTGGCGCACCCGCTCCAGCTTTTCCTCTTCCCGTCCAGCCGGACTGGTCCGATAACACTTCATACACAGAACTGAATTTGTAGTTTGTTTGCCGCACGCTTGGCACGGCCTGCTGTTAAGAGCAATAGCCATCCCCAAAAGCCGCCTCTGCAATAACCGGAAACTCCCGAGCGAAAATTTCCTTACATTGGAACGCGATCTCCCGGTGCTCCTGCTGTGTCCCAACCGCAGTCCGCACCTCGATGTAGTGCAGCCACGACCGCAGCGTGCCGTGCATGTACATCGTCGTCGGCGTACACAACGGCAAGATCCGCCGCGCCGTCTCCTTTGCAATCCCCTCCCCCAACATCTCCTCGTACAACTGGTACGCCTGCGTAATCACCCGCGCACTCTTATCCGCCCAAAACGACTGCATCTCCTCATCCAACTCATCCCGACTGTTCTGCCGATTCTTCTTGTCCTGCAGCCGCTGGTACGGACACTCCGCAGGACTCGTCTTCGCATACCGCTGACTAAACTCCTGGAACGAAAAACTGCGATGCCGCAAAATCTGCGCCGCAATATCCCGCTCCGTCTCAATTTTCACGCACATCGAAGCCATCTCAAACGGACTCCAATGCTTGTGCTTAATCAAGTACTTCAGCAGTTTCGGCCCCGTGTCCCAGTTCTGCTGGTTCTGCGGATTACTGACTCGCGCCATCTCCACAATCAACTTTTCAGCGTCCGGGGTGCAATGCACCAAACTGACGGTTTTGATCATTTGTCCTGATAAGGTTGCGCAGCAAGTTTGTCGATAAGCCGGTTGAGATACCACCGAGCCTTACAGAAATCCTCGTAAGCATCGTTCTTAAGCCACGCCCGGCTGACGTACTTAATGACCTGCCACTGCAGCCCACCAACCACAGCATCTGGAGCGTGCTTAACACAATCCTCAATGATGTTGATAACCTCAAGCTTCCCAGCCGTGTAATGACTGGGGTGATTAACGTTGTCGCTCATCCTTTAGATCCCTGAACAGCAGTGTCACCTTGGTACCTCCCAGTTTGGGAGTAGTCCTTACCAGGAAGCATGGACATCTTGTGGAACACAATCTGCGCAATCCGCATCCCAGGCCACAGCGAAACCGGGTGCATCATCCGCGCATTCTGCAGCTCCAGCGTTAGTCTCCCACAGTACCCGGGGTCGATGTACCCAGCCAGAAGATGCTCAAGCCCTTCCCTGGCACGGCTGGACTTGAGCGCCAGCTGCCCAGCAACGCAATCCGGGAACCGGAACTCCTCGAACGTCTCCGCCAGCACGAACTGCTGCGGATAGAGCAGGAACGGTTTCTCCTTCGTTGCCCCAGCAATCGAGAACGGCTGTAACGCCGCAACCTCCTCGTGCTCAACCAACAGGTTCTCGCCGAGTCTCACATCAAGACTCGCTGGATTCACCATCTCACTGTGGAACGGCTCCACAAGAAGCCGCCGCACAGCAAGATTGTGGATCTCATGATCACACAAAATCGGCATCAGGCGGTCACCACAACTTCCTGTTGCTGCTGGAGCTGTACGTGCTTCCAGGTCTTGCCGAACTTGATGCAGTTGATCGTGGTGGGATGCACGCCAAACTCCTGAGCAATCTTGCCCACCGACTTACCGCCGGCAGCCAACTGGCGCTTGATCTCCAGCACCTTGGGTTCCGTCAGCACGGACACCCCGCGCCGTCCCTTGCGGCGGGACTTACGGGTCTTACTTTGAGACTGCGGATTTTGTACGGCAGTTGTACGTACAACCCGCTCACCAGTGGGCAGAGGCACCGTCTGCTTGGGCTTGGTCAGATCCAGCTCTACGTGCTGGCACGTCTTGAGCAGTTCAGCCACGGCGTCCAGATTCTGCTGGAGCGCAGCAAATTGAAGGTCAGAAAGGATGTGCATGTTCAGGGGTTGGAACGAGTGCAGTGTAGTAGGGAAGACGCCGGTTATGTCAACCGGCTGTGAAGTAGTTGCAGTCCGCCGCTTCTACCGAGTCGTACTCCGGCAGACCGTACGCACATGCTTGCCCATCTTGGACGTTGAAAACGCAGTTGCCGCAAGGGTTTTGCCCCTGCACAGCATGCTCACCCATTGGGGCACCAAGCGTCTGGCGCAACAACATAATCTTTTTTATGTTGTCCTCGGCTTGGCGGTAGAACTCCGCCGAAACCTCGTAGGTGGTGAAGCGGTGCCCGCAGTGGTCGCAGGCTTTGCGGCGGCGCGTGCCATGCGCATTGGGACGTGACTCGCGGACACGAATCCCAGGCTGCTGGCACGCCGGACAAGTCGGAAGAACTGGAGCCTCAAATGGCATCGGTGTTGAGATACAATTTTTGGCGTTGACCCTTTTCTGGGCCATCGCGTAACCGCTGCGCCCGCCAGCGGAAAGGGCAAGGTGCGTGAGCCTTGCCCAGCGGGCACACTATTTGATCGGACTACTGGGCTTCGAGTTCGGCGGCGATGCTGAGGAGTTCATCAGCATCGCACTTCCATACACCGTGCCCATGATGTTCTTGCGTATGGGCTACAGCAGCACGCAGGGCGGCGGCAAGGCCACGGCGGTGAACACAGACCCAACATCCATTCCAATCATCGTCGTCTGAATAACAACCGCGATTTTCGCGTAAGCAACGTGACTTTGCTTCGGCAATTAAAACTGATTTCGCAGCGGGTGAGAGAGGCAGCAAAATGGCGTGCTCACTCATCAGCACTAGCTGATTGTGCTCCTCTTCGGTGAGGTCGCTTTCGTAATCGGGGTCGAGGATGTCAGTCATGGGAAGAAGTGTGTAGATCTAGTTCTGCTCCAGCTCAAGCTTGATTGCAGCCTGGAAGTAACCAGCGATCTTCAACTTGCGGAAGATCGGGCCAGCTTCCTCGGTGCTCTTGTTGTCCAAGGCGTCGTACTCATGCCGCGCTTCATTTAGCGCTGCCAGCGTTTCGATGTTGAGCATGTTCAGCTCAGAATCCGACAACTCCGAAATCTTATCGAGGTAAATAGTTTTACCGTTCAGCAGATAGGAACGGTAGAACGGCACCATTGCGGTTTCAGTCATGCGAAAAATTTTGGATCCTGTTGACGTAACCGGGTGAGATCCGTGAGTCTCAACTTGAGAATCTCGTGGATCGCCAGCTTCGCCAGTGTAGTAGACGAGATCGTGTCGCTTGTGGCGAACACGTAAATCAGGTGGCGGTAAAGCTGGGTAAGAGTTTTTACCCTCACCCAGCACGTATCCCCCGGTATGGGCTCTAGGCCAACTTCCCAGTCGTCGTAGTCGTCCTGGTTACGCAGGTCACGAGCTTCAGACGTCCCAATCAGACGTGTCGATTGGTGCCCAGTCATCCACTCGCTCCGTGAGCATGGCTCGTAGTTCGGCATCAGTAGCCGGGATCAAGTCCTCCTCAGAAAAGTACATGGAGCCTCGGCACAAGGCAGGCCCCCACTCGGGCGGGTTGTACGGAGTCTGCGAGACGACCACAACAGCGTCATCAACAACGGCATCGACAACAAGGTGATCGCCCTCAAAACGCAACTCCTCAATACTGAGTACCGTCACTTGACCTCCTGTGCAGTCTCACCAGTCTCCATGCGAGACATCCACGTCTCCCAGCTGGTCTGCAAAAAACGCTCCAGGTCCTGCAGCTGCTCCAGCTGGCGCAGATCGTAGGTCGGGTTAAGGCCCAGCTTTTCCATCTCGGTGATCTTCTGCTGGAGCGTGATGATGCCCCAGTTGACGGCGAAACACCACGGGCTGAGCTTGGTGTTCTCGAACTTTGTGTGCAGTCTGTCCATTTGTAATTCAGTAACAGAGGCGCCCGGCTGTCCGGGCGTGCTCTTAGTGTGACACAAAAACAGCCCAGCTGCGAGCCGGGCTGCCGTATTTGTTCACAATCGCAAGCGTGGACGGAAAAACCGGCCACCCTATTGAAGAGAGCGGCTGGACTCGAACCAGCTACTGAGCGCGTTGTCCGCGTGCCTTTCCCTTTGGCTTCGCTCTCGATGGCCCAAGCGTGACCGGCCTCGAGGACCGGACAGAGGCTTGGGCTCTAGCGGCCCGATGCCTCAAATGAGGCAGAGCGGGAACGTACTTATGTTGGCACGCCCAGCGCCTCTGGCTGGTACGAGGTCAGCACACAGACGTCAGCGCCCTGCCGCAGCGCCGTCCCAACGATGTAGCGGAACTGGTCCGAAGCGTCGTCGGATTCTTCGATCTGGTACTCCTCGACCTCGTCCGCCATGCCCTTGCGGTACCAAGCGACGCGCACCACCGCCAGCAGCTCGTAGGGGATGTCGCCGACGGTGTAGCCCAGTGTGGGCTTCCTGGGGCGCTTCGGCTGGGGCGGTTGCGGTTTTGCCACGGGATCCCTCCAGAGCAGCCAGGCAGCAATACGCACCGGCCATAGAAAAAAGTTAGGGGGGCTGAACATCAACCTCACTCCCACATGCGTGCGGCTTCCTGCATCAGCCGATCCAGCTCTTCCGGTGTGCGTTCCTCCCTTGGGGATACCTCCAAAACCTGTCCCACCTGGGCAGATCCCTTGGTATCACTGGAATCTGAGGTGGGACAGGTAGTAGGGGTGTCCCAGCTTGTCCCACCCTCGTCCGCCGAAGGTGGGACACCCTTTTTGCCTGTCCCACCTTGTCCCACCTGACTTTCCAGTCCCTGACTGGGTTTTTCCAAGGTGGGACACATATTCACACACATATCACGCGAGGAAGAAACAGCTTGGAACAGACTGGCCGCCCCACCCTTACCTGGAGCAGTCCCGGCAACCTCCACGAGACCCCGTGACACAAGCCTTTGGAGCGACTTGCGGATAGCTGTCACGCTGCCACCGCAAAGGGGATCTGCAGCCAGGTCAGCGCGGCTCAGAGCGCGGGGGTACGCAGCCCTCAAGCGCTGGAGCACCCGATCCACGATGGAAGCCGGTCCAGCACTCTCCGTGTCCAGCTCCACGTAGTCCGCCAGCGAGAACGTCAGGTCGCTCTCCAGCTTCATCAGCAGCTTGGAACCGTCCCTGCCGGCCCTGGACTTCTCCACGGTGATCAGGCGGGCGTTGTAGCCGGTCTGCTCCACCTGTTTCTTGTCGGGCCGCCTAAGTCCCCACACCTCGTCCACGGCGTCCCTGATGGCCGTAGAGCCCCGGAACCCCCCGGTCTTGTTGGCGTGGTGGATCAGCAGGATCGTGCAAGCCGGGAAGGTCCGCCCGTTGTTGTTGGCCAGCCAGTAGATCGGGCTCGCAAACTCCTTCTTGTTCTCATCGAACGCCGAACCCCTGCTGCAGCCGGTGATCGAGTCAATGATCACCAGCTTGGGGCGGTGCTTCTCGATCAGCTTGGTGAAGCGGTAGTACCAGTTCAGGTCCCACCCCATCACCACCGTCACCGGATCCGACGACTGGAACTCCAGATCCCGCAGCTGCTGCTGAACCTGCACCTCGCTTTGATCGCCATTCAGGATCAACACCGGCCCGGCTTCTACTGGGACCAGATCCCCCCTCACCGAGAACGGGATCCCCCGCGCCACATGCTTGGCAAGCGTCCAAGCCGACATCGACTTGCCGTCACCACCAGCGCCATGGATCATCACGGTGCCTGGGCAAGGCAGCAGATCCGGGATCAGGTACTCAAACTTCAGATCCTTCTCAAGCAGCCGGTTTAGCGCCATCTCATCGTCCTGCTGCTCGAACTGCATCTGGGCGATCAGCAACCGCTCCAGCGCCCCAGCGTCACGGTATCCAGCCTCCAACGCCAGCACGTTCATGGCGTGTGCCGCCTCAGCCGGGTTCTGGATCTCCTGGATCTCCTTGGCCCGGCGGATCACCTCGGCGTAGGTGATGACAACCTGCCGAATCCGGGTGACGTTATCGGTCTCGGCATCCTCCACAACCTTCCGCAGATCCTCCGAGAGCCACAGCCGCCCAGGCATCTGTTGGTCCGCCATCCAGAACAGCGTCCCGAGGCTTACCGGCCCCTTCCGAAAGGACTTCCAGACTTCCTCACAGGGATTGCCGTCCGTCCAATCCTGTGAAAATTCGGGGTCTTCTGCAGACCAAGCCGACCAAAGCGTCAAACCAAGGTCAGTCGGCAACTCCGAGTGGATCGCCATTCCCACCTTGACCCAGTGATCCCGGCTGCCGCTGCCTTGCCCAGGAATCACCCGCAACGCCGACTGGATGATTTCAGCCACCTCAGCTGGGTCTCGATCCGAGAAGTCGAGCGCCTTGCGGTTCTTGATGAAGCCGCCATCCTGCACATCCTTGCCACTGGCATCCCGCATCTCAGCCAGCAGCCACTCAGGAGCCTCAGGAATCGCCTCCAGGTCGCCCTCAAAGCCGTACTGCCCTGCTGGAGCCTTCCCATCACTGGAGCCCGGATAAGCCCCGTAGAGGAGCCCCTGACGGCCCCAGAGCACCTCGTAGCCAGCCCCGGTATCCGACAACCCAAAGCCCTTCACCGAGCCCCACAGGGCCTCAGGCACACGGAACAGGTACTTCGCCGCGTTGGCCTTGGTCGAGGTAACGACTGGAGCACCCTCCAGCGACTCGCCCCACTTCTTTTTGAGACGGCTGAGATTGCGGTCAACGTCAAGAATCACGAGACCACCACTGCGAGCGCCCGTAAACGCCCCCACCGCCTGGAACACCTCAGGCTTCCGCTCGATCTGCAGCGCAACATCCGACGGCGCCATCACAGAGTGGTGGCTGCGCTCCAGCGGCGTCTTGCCCTTGCTGATCTTCCCGGACTGGATCGCCTGCCCCTTGGCGTAGATGGGCGCGTACGCGATCCCCACCGGCAACTGGCGCACAAAGGCCAGCAGCTCTTGCGTCTTACGAGACACGTTGTTAGACTCCTACAGGATAGTTCGGATGCACGCCCCACAGCCCTTGCTGCTGGGGCGTTTTTTCATGGTAGCCACCCGGTCAAGACCGTGTTACTGTTACAGGGTTGCCACTCAGGCGACCACCCCAAAACACCAACCACATGGCGTTCCTCTCGAAATCCGCATCCGCAGCGGTCACCTCTAATGCCACAGGCGGCGGCTACCTCAGCCTCTCCAAGCTCCCGGACGGCGGCTCCGTCCGCTTCGCCCTACTCAGTGACGAACCTTTGGAATTTCACGAGTGCTGGGGACAAGCAAACGGTGTGAACAAACCTTTCAGGTTTGAGCACGAGCCCACTTACGAAGATGTCGTAGCTGAGATGGGCGAGTTTGAGCCCCGTGAAGGCCGCGGCGGTCCTGGCACAGCCGACGTCAAATTTGCGATAGCCCTTCCCGTGTACGGGTACGAAACCGGCAAAGTCCAAGTTCTGCAGCTGACTCAAAAGTCGATCATCAAAGAGCTGGACGCGATCAGTCAGCTTGATGATTACGAAAACCTGCTCGACTGGGATTTTCAAGTAACCAAGACTGGCACGGGCCTTACGACCACCTACACGGTTCGTCCTCTGCCCCGAAAGAAAGGGAGCCAAGAGCACATCGACGCGGCCTGGCTTGAGGCCAAAGCCGAAGGCTTCGACATTTCGCGCCTGTTGGTGGGACAGAACCCCTTCAAGCCTGCTTAGGAGGTAAAGTTGTGGGGCAGCGAAGCACCAACTTCCTGCCCCCGACCAACCGAAGCACCGGCTGATGGCCCCAAAGTACAAGCCTTTGCCCTCCCCAGAACGTCTGTGGGAGGTTTTTTCGTTTAATCCGCTGACCGGGCAGCTTTTTTGGAGGATTCGTACTTCTGCGCGGTGTCGCCTTAACGGTCCCGCAGGCTGCGTAGCCAAGAACGGCTACGTCGTTATCCGTATAGACGGTGAGATGTACGGAGCGCACCGCCTGGTGCGTGCCTGGGTAGACGGTGCGGACCCGGATCCTCACGTTGTCGATCACTGGGACGGCGATCCGACCAACAACCGCCCCTGGAACTTGCGTCTCTGCACCCAGAGCCAGAACATGGCAAACGTTCCCCATACCGGATGGACGCTTACGGCTAGCGGTAAGTACGCAGCCCAAATCAAGTACAAAAAGCACCGCTTGTCCCTTGGGGAGTTTTTGACCCCGCTGGAGGCATACACCGCCTACATAACGGCCAAGCGCCTTTTGTTTGGGGAATTTGCTTGCATCGAGCGCCTGCATGGTCTAGATTCATTTTGGGAAAGAGTATCCAATGCCTAATACACAAGACACACTTGCTGGACTAAGGCGTTGGAACCTGGAGCGCGACGACACCTCGGACCCCGGCGGCAGGATTTACCGGGACCAAAACGGTACTGTGTACCACAGTGTCACCCGCATTCTCAAAGAAACAAGCGACCAGACCGGACTGGTGCGCTGGGAACAACGCCTCGGCCCTGTTGAAGCTACACAACAGCGCAACATTGCCGCTACAAGAGGCAACATGGCGCACAATCAAGCAGAGTATTTATTAAAAACGGCCCAACAATTAGCCCGCAATACAGCAAACAAACGCAACTCTATCCGCTGGGACGATCAAGGCCTGGCACGTATCCCCCCTGCCATCACCCAATGGGCACTCAAAAGGGTACGCCCCAACGTCCCACCAGTAGGCTTCAGCGCCAAAGGCTACGCACGCGGTTTATCCGACTGGATCACCGAAAACGTCACGGAAATTTTCGCCTCAGAATTTTCCATTCACCACCCAGAAGGCTTTGCTGGAACGGCTGATGCCCTCCTCACCATCAAAGGCCATTCAGGCTTAATTGTTACCGACTGGAAGACCTCAGTAAACCGCAAAACCCTCGATTCATCCCACTCGTATGTACACCAATGCGGTGCATACAGCCTGGGACTTAAACACTTAACGGGCCTCCAAGCATCTGGCGCCATGATTGTGCTGGCACGCCGCTGTGGACCACCACAAACCCATTCACTTGACGCCGACGACCTCCGCAAAGCCGAGACAGCTTACCTGGAACGCACCTGGCGCTACTTCGATCAACTCCAGTCCTCACTCCACTCGGACAAAAACCAGGCTTCAGCGTGAAGCCATTCAAGTATTAGCTGGAGCGGCCATTCACAGGCTGAGTCTTATGAGTCTCATCGGAGTGATAATCATTCTTACTGGAGCAGTGCTGGCACGGTCCGCGACTCGATCCGGGATAGGAAGGGCAGGCTAGGTAGGTAGCAGGAGGGTAGTGCTGATGTACTAGCCTGCAGGTACAGAAAAAAGCCAACCACTGGGGCTGGCTTGGCGGGTGATCAGCTGGGACGTTTCCGGGATTGTCGGGCAATCCCTGCATCCTTCCGCTTGGAACGCTTGGCAGGTTGCGCGGCGGTTTTCTTCTCTTGGCGCTGATCCTGTGGAATCTGTGGAAAACCGCCTTCCGACAGAACCTGTTCCACCGTCAGGGTCTGGTGGCTGATCTTGGCACGGTCTAAAACCTCTTGGAACGCGGCAGCCTGCCTCAGCTGCTGCTGCCTGGCGTGAAGGTCCGGCAGAGTCTCAAGGTTCCAACGACTGGAACCTATTTTGCTGGCTTCCGCGCGATTCTCGCTCAGCCATGCCAACACCGAATCATCGCAGGGGTGATTCTGCGCTAGCCACAACTTATCTGCCCATTCGATCTTGAGGCGCCTTGCGGCCTCCCGGGCCTCATCCCTGGAACGCTTTCGTTCCCGCTGTGTCGCCCACTCGCCGCCGCTCACGCTTCAACCTCCCAACGGGTGATCACGTGCTGGAGCAGCTCACGGGTGTGCTGGCACCGTTTAGCTTCTGTGGTGTTGCCGATGCGGTGGAGCTGAGCGGCTGCGCCGTGCAGAGCACGTTCAATCCGGAGCCAGTGCTCACCTGTAAGGGTGACCGTAACGGCCTTGGCTGGTGTGTTCATGGTGCGATCCTGCCGGGGCTCGGCTTGAGGAATACCCTGCGACAATAGCAGACGCACCGACCCTAGCCAGCTGGCACTGATGTAGTATTGTGGTGAAGCAAACCCGCAAGGCTCACCCATGGCCCGTGATCTCTGGATCCATCCCGTCCCTGCGCAGGAGACCGATTTCCTGCAGCTCCACTACGAAAACCAATACGGCTACCCCGAAGGCGCCGCTACATCGATCTACCAACATCCCTGGAGCCAGCACGACTACATGGGGTTGGCCGCAGAGATGGAGATTGTGCGGGAGCTGGATGATGGCTATCGCGTCCGGCTGATTGCCTACAGCTGGAGCGTCTGGCCTGATGGCGCCTCGCCGGCTTGCTTCGAGCGCTTCGATGGATGCGCGGTCAAGTATTGGGAGAGTCACGAGACGTTCGGCCGCTTCACAGACGCGGAAGCCTACGCTCAGTTCTGCTGGAGCCGTTGGCGTGCTACCGGCACCGGAGGATCTGCCGGGATGCTTTGGCGTGATGACGTGGACTCACACCTTAACCCGGTGCCGGCGCTTGCCTAGTGGCGCGTGCTGCTGTATTGTATTTCACGAGACCCAACCCATAGGCTCACACCATGGCAACAGTTCAGGATCTGCTTGCGTACGCAAGCCGCCACGCCACCATCAGGCAGAGTGATTATTTTCACCCTCGCTACGCTCGCGCCGATGAGGTGCGGGCATGGCGCAACGACAAAAGCAAGCGGAACCGGCAACGGCTGGCAGTTCTGCGCAACTGGCCGGGACGCTGCAGCAGTGCCGAGCCTCTCGTGCCTGGCAGGTACTGGGGCACCCGGCTAGAGGTTACCGCTAGCGGTGAGATCGACTTTACCGCTAGCCAGTATCCCGGCCTGGAGCTCTGGCTAGCCGTGGCGGATTATTTCGAGCGTACCAACGTGCTGGAGGGCTGAGCGATGCTTAAGACTTTGACCGTTTGGGATGTCGAGCTAACCGATACTTTCGGCGGCGAGGCGAATTACAGCTGGGTGCGGCGTGATCAGCTGGCACTGCCACAGGATGCCAGCCGGCGCCAGATCGTAACGGCTGCCAAGGCTGCGCTAGGTCTGACCGGCTGCCGGTGCCGGACGTTTGAGCACGGCGAAGGGTTTGAGCTTCGCCCGGTCGGCTCCTGCACCGTGGCTTTTGTCTTGCCGTCCTACTGACTGGCGCCCCTACCGATCAGCGGCCCGGCCAAACGGTCGGGCTTTTTATTGTGCCGCAGTGGTGGCGCTAGTATTGAACCAAACGGCCGCAGAATCTAACAATGTCTGACAATCCGGAAGCTAACAATCAGGCGCCGGAAGTGTCGGCGGAAGTAGAAGACAAGAAGGCGAAACATCCGCTGGGTTGCTATGGCAAGCGCAACCCGAATGCCGTCATAGAAGAACGCCAGCGTCGTTTGTATCGGCGGCAGCTGGAGGGACTGACGACACGGCAGCTAGTCCTAGATCACGCTGCACGCGAGAGCATCAGTGAAAAGACGGCATGGAGTGATTGGAAGGCCGTCAGCAAGTGGAATGAGGAGGATTGGCTTAAGGATCGAGAGGCTTTGCTATCTCGTTTACAAGGGATGCGCTTTCGTGCCATTAATGCCGCGCTGAAGAAAGGTCAGCTGCAGACTGCTGCGCAGTTGATGGATAGCGTCGGGCGTGTCTTGAACGAGAGCGGTATAGAGCAGCAAGCCGCTGCAGCCCCCCAACTGCAAATTACCGTGGAGGATCGGCGCAACGCTTGACCGCTGGCCGATAGTGTGAGACAATACGGGGAAGCCAACCATGCTCCCCCATGTCAAACCGACTGCTCACCCTGACTGCTGTGCTCACCGCTTGCGGCGTGCTGGCGATGGGCTTCGACAATGCCGACCGCTTGCGCCGCTGCGAATCTGCTGGCCGCTCTGTTGCTGAATGCCGGCTTGTGGTGCTCGGCAGATAAGCTCTGCTGATGTTACAGAGTACTACAGTAGGGCCGCACCGCGCGGCTCTGCTGTGCTACAATACTAGCGAACAACACGCCACACCATGGCCACCATCACCACCGCCGCCGCAGTCCTGCTGGCGCTCATCCTCCTCCCCCTTCTCGTGCTGGCTTGGGCCAGCGAGTCCCGGCAGCAACGCGCCAGGCGCTGGCGCCGCTCCGGCCTGACCCAACAGGCTATCGCTGATCGCCTCGGCTGCAGCCGCTCCACTGTGCGCCGCCTCCTCGCCCGTTAGTACAGCAGCACTACAGCACAGACGTACCGCCGCCCAGGGGGTAGGGTTCGAGTTTCCCGCACGTGGGACGCTGCTCAGGGAACCTACTGACATATCCTCAATTCCTTCCTCTGTTACACACCGGGGGCAGGGTTGCGATTCCTGTAATACCCTAGAAGGTACCCTCCTACAAAAAA